TGAAAGAAAATTCTGATTACGTAATATTTGAATTTTATGAGTACAAACCACCCTTTCAAAATATAAATCGCGGAAATACAGAAGAAAGAGCTGGTCCCCTTAGTGCATATAATGAAAGTGCATTATCTTCTAGATTATATGATAAAACATCTGGCAAAACTATAGTTCTTTATATGCCAGAAGATATCTCTACTGGATACAAAGCAAACTGGACTGGAAAAGCATTCAGTAATATTGGTAGAGATGCCATGATGACGATGGGTTCTGGAAATTTGGGTCAAACAATAAACAATGCACTAAATACTGGCGAAAGTGTAGTGGATCAATTTATTCCCAACGCTGGAGCTAAAGTAGTCCAGGAAGTAATTGGTAAACTAACTGGCGAATCAATTGAAGCGAATGATATATTTTCTAGCACTCGTGGAGTAATTTTAAACCCAAACGTAGAACTGTTGTTTAATGGTATTGATTTAAGAAACTTTTCTTTGAACTTTAAAATGGTTCCTAGAAATGGCGACGAAGCTGAAATAATAAAAAATATTATAAAACAGTTTAAACAAGCGATGCTGCCAAAGTTTGCAAAAGGAAATGAGTTGCCAATAACATCAGCACTAACATTTGGTTTAGCAAACAACTCTGTTAGAGACAACTTTATTAGAGTTCCTGATGTATGTAAAGTTACTTTTATGAGAGGTGGTGATGTAAATACAGATGTGACACAATATAAAATGTGTGCTATCACCCAAGTTGATGTAAACTATACACCAGATGGAACATATGCTACTTATGATGATGGTAGTATGGTCGCAATTCAATTGTCTTTATCATTCCAAGAAACTAAACTCATATTCTCAGAAGAAGCGGACATATACTAATGTACTTTTCACTAGTTCCAGATATTTCATACGACGAAAAGCCAATCAGTTATCCATTCTCAGGATCTGATTTTGTAACGGCAAAGAACTTCTTTCGTAGATATAGAATTAATGAAGATGTATTTTCGTATGCAGTAATCTTCAGTAAGTATACCATTACCGATGGAGAAAGACCAGATACTCTAGCAAAGAAAGTTTATGGCGATCCGTTTTATGATTGGGTGCTACTGATTACAAACAACATGGTTAACGCACAGTATGATTGGCCGATGACTAACTACACTCTGTATAAAACATTAGAAGCAGAGTTTGATGATCCATACGGAACAATTCACCACTACGAAACTTATGAGATCGGTCCATATCCAGATGGTCTCCATGTAGATGAAGCGTTTTACAATAAAACTCATAAATTAAATGTTAATGGTGTAATAGTAACCAAAGCAGGAAATACAATTTGCAGACCTGTTACTATCGCAGAGCACTATGCAAATGAGAATGAAAAGAAAAGAGAAATCTATCTACTGAAGCCAGCATACTTCAGACAATTTGTAGATGACTTCAGAAAGAAAAATCTTTATAAGAAATCGGATAGTTATATCAGTCAGCGTCTAAAGCAAACTGGTTGACAATAAAAAAGGTGGGAGAAATCCCACCTTTAATTTTATCTAGATGTTAGATCAGTCTTCTTCAGCAAGACGAGCGAAGTAAGACAGAGCATCGTCATCATCAACAACCGCTTCTTCCTTCACGGGAGAAGGAGCAACAGTCACCTGAGAGCGGAAGCTAGTAGGTTCGGGATCAGGATAGGGCTCATACTCTTCGTCATCCACAGAGGGACGAGTAGCAGCAGGACGAGCGGTGATACCGAGCACAAGGTTCAAACGTGCTTCCAGTTCTTCATAGGTCTTGAACTGGTCCTTAGAAGTGAATGCCTCAAGCGAGTATTCGTTCTTCCAGATCTTCTCCAGTTCATCGTCATCTGCGCTGAGAGCAGAGACACTATCAAACTCGGAACTATCGTAGTTCCAGTAACCAGCAACCTTCTTGATCTTCAGTTTGAAGTTAGCACCTTCCCAAAGATCAAAGACATTCACGGGGTCTTCATCTTGAAACTCAGGTTGCATGGCAGCAAGGATCTTATCATGGATCTTCTTGCCATACTTGTAGAGGAACACACGACCCTCGTTCTCAGGGTTCTTAGGATCCTTCACGACATAGACGTTGCTGTAATACTGGAGCTTACGCTTCTGCTTACGAGCAGTCTCTTTATCTTCATCACTACCGCTGTTCCAGAGTTTGCGGTTGATCTCACCAACGGGATCCTTCTCGTTCAGAGTGGTGAGAGAGTTTTCAATATACCACCCACCAATACCTTGGAAGGCGTGGGAGTATACTTTCGCCCAGGGCACCGTCTCCCCTTCGGGAGCGGGCAGAAAACGGATCACGGCATAACCGTTACCAGCAGCGTCAACCTCGGGCTTCCAGAAACGTTCATCAACCTGCTTACCGCTGGCGGATTTTTCAAGTTCCTTCTGGAGGAACGAGAAGTTGTTCTGGGATTTACGCTTCAGATCAGCAAAAGACATAGGATTTTCTTGGATTAGTTTGGATTTGGTCTGTGATGCCCTATCACTCAGTCATTATAACAGGCACAAGGTCGGGCGTCAATCCCCTGTGCCACTTTCCAATTTGGATTTCATGAAGCGAACCTTCTCAAGAAGCTCGTCAAACATGCTTTCAATTGGTGTGCCTGGTGTAGCACCCAGCATGATAACACTTTGCTGCATGGTTTCCCTCACAGAAACTGCTTCGGGATCATCACTCATTTTAATTCTGAAGTAGAATACCTTTTGCTTTTCAACTAGTTCTTCTAGTTTGTCAAAGTATTCCATCTTCCTTTCGTCATCAAGAAGAACAAAGTTCATGGCAGATCTAAAGCAAAACTGCTGAAGATCTACCATCTCTTGAATGTCACCACGAATAATATCTGATTGAAAGAAGCTCATACTAGCATCAATTTGGCACGACTTGTTTTTTTCATGAAGTTGAGTTGCTGTGCCTCATGACGGAGTTTTTCCTTCAAAGGTTTGCTAATCAACTTACTTACACTATCTATTTCAATTTCGTTTGTCTCACAATAGTGGATAACCGAATCAATATAATTCATATCTGGATTGTTGAGAGCAATCCTTTCCACTTCCTGCGAGAATTTCGCAGCGGTCATAAATCTATCCTCTAATAATTGTTTTTTCTCCATATCGTTCCTGGTATTCGTCGATGTAACTCATTAGTTTGATAAAGAATTCTTTCTTAGGTGGAAGCACCTTAACTTGAGTTTCGCCGTTTTCGCAAGCAACGATAGTTACAAGTTGTTTTACGCTCAATCCATAAAGTTCTTGAAGCATACATGCGTATGCGGTTTCTTGAACGAAATAGTCGTAAAGATATTTTTCACGCTTTGGTTCGGCAGCAGTCTTGAAATCAATAATAGACAAGACACCATCAAACTCAGCGATACAATCTACACGCCCTGCTAGCTCCAGATGTTTGGAATAGAGCGCCGCTTCCTGTAAGTATATGTTATTTATACGGTCCAAAACATCCCGAGAATGCTGGAACATAAGGACAGGAAGCGGGAACTTTTGATACTTTTTGAGATCAAGTTCATTATTGAGATAGTCTTCAACAATAGAATGATACTTAGTACCTCTACTGGTGGAGCGGGAAGAAATATTATTTGCTTTCTCTGCTCCAACACGTTCTCTCCAGCGAGCAATCCCCGCCATCTTTTCTCTATTGCTACTAATCACGGTGGTGACTGACGCAAAGTTTCCGTCTGGTGTTGGGTAGAGGCGTTTGCCATCTACTGTTTCTGCTTCCAGTTCAATTGGCGTTAGGCCACCAACATGATTAAATAACTTCATAGACCAAGATTGATTTTGTTGATAATATAAGATTTGACAAGTCCAGAGCGGACAATATCATCAATACCGAATTCAACGAGAGAGAACTCAGGCATCGCTTGAAGGATACGTTGGAAGTCTAAGATACCAGATCGTTCGTTGATCTTTACGAGATCAGTTTGAGCTGCGTCACCGCAGAATACGATCTTAGTATCTTGTCCCACACGAGTGATGATACTATCAAGTTCGTGGAAGTTCAGGTTCTGACACTCATCAATAATAACGATAGAGTTATCAAGAGTGGTGCCACGGATGAAGCTGGTGCTCCAGAACGAGATAGTCTCTTGTCCCTTCAGGTTATCATACAGCATATCGTATGAATTGTCATCAGGCATTTCAAACATGGACTGAACCATGTTCTTGTATGGGATCTGATACAGAGAAGACTTATCCTCGTGGTCGCCAGGAAGGAAACCAATCTCTCTGGTAGCAACCAAAGAGCGAACGATATAGACTTTCTCATAAGGAGTGTATTCATTCAACACATCCTTGATTGCCTTATAGAGAGCAACAAATGTTTTACCAGTTCCTGCTACACCATAGGCATAGATCATTTGCCCTTTGTCCCACTCATCAAACATAACTTGTTGGTTATGTGTAAGAGGTTCAACTGGGATCATATAAGCTTCGTCAATAGGCTTGCGACGCTTACGTTGCTTAGCACTCATTCCTTGTCCTGGTGCTTTAGTTGTCTTCTTGCGTACTGGCATAATCAGTTATACTTTTGAGTGATACTATCGTTTGTTGGTGCCTTGGGTGCAATCTTATTTTTCATAATATCATAGAAACCTGGATGGGTTTTAGACAACTTAGATTGCCATTCACCAACTGTTTCCACAGAAGAGGGACATGTAGATGGATCGCTCCAATCTCTATCCCAACTGGGGTTGTCTTGTTTCCACTGGTCCCATTCAGTAACAGACATCGTTACTTCTTTTTGTTCGCCAGTTTCTTTGTTGATAACAGGATAAGTAGGCATTAGTTCCACCCCAACGCTTCAGCACAAATAGGAAATTGACCTGCGAAAACACACTGACATTCTTTAGCAATATCCATGTGTTCTTTTTGAGTTCCGTTAGCGGTTCTCAATTCTATGTAGTGTATCCAAGAACGAACACTTCCCGTCATATAGATACGGGTTGGTGTCGCTAGTGGTAGGACGAATCTCGCGCATTCTTTAGCAACACCTTGACGAATGAGTTCATTATAGAGATCCATCGCTTCAGCGAAGTGGCGATCAATATACGCTTGGAGATCCTTTTTTGTGGTTTCAGGGATATCATCGATAGAATTCTGACGGTTCTTTGTATCTTGACTGCGGAGATCTGGAACTGGAATACCACTCTCCAACCAATTTACATCAGCATAACGCTGTGAAAATTCTTGAAATGTAAATGAACGGTGCCTCAAAATTTGAGCTGCGATACCACGAGTGGTTTCAATTTCAAGCGTCATGTGTGCTTGCTCAAACACAGACCAGTGGTTATGTTTGATGCAGTATTTTAGGAGACCTGCAACGTTAGGGTTCTCCTGATTGTTCGGGTTGCTCACCCTCGCTACATACCCCATCGTCTGTTCCGCTTGGGGTGTTACTGACACTAGGCGTACTGGTCCATGTTGTTGCTTCATTCTTGAATCCTTTACTCATCAATTCACGTTTGCGTTTGAGATCTTCTTTCGCCAGGCGTAACGCCCTCTTCATGTAAACGATCTCCTCATCAGTATACAGCATCGGGTTCTTATCCGCAAGCTTTATCGCTTTCTTTGCTGCTTTGATTGTGTCCTTCAATCTCATTAATAATTCTCCTCTAATTATTAGTCGGGATAACCATCGTCATCCCCATCATTTGAATACGTATTACCTGATCCAGGTTCTGCTTTATAAGCAGTCACATCTGAATAGACTTCAGACTCTAATGCATCCACCAGGAGTTTCAAATTTCTAACTATAAGTTTTAGTCTTTCTCTATCCATGGTAGCACCGCGTACATTACTAATTATAGCATAAAAAAAGGGAGGTTTTCACCTCCCGAAGATCACATTCTCATAGCCATGGCAAGTTGTGCTTGCTTCAGTCTATTTTGTTTTTGCATTTGTCTGCGGATCACTTCCAACCAACTCATTTTGCCACCTCTTGATTTTGGCAGGGGCGGTATGCTACACCACGATAGGTGTTTGCTGCATGACTTGGTGCATGGGTTTCAGAATACCACTTCTGATATTCTTGCTTGGGGACTTCAGTATTATACTTACATCCACGATAAGTTGCTTGTGACATTGGGTTTTCCTCTAAAGAAATGAGATTTTTAGGCCCCGTTCCTTCAGGCGGTTTGCGTTCGCTATTTGCGAATAGCGAATGAACGATCCGTTCCGCCGTCCTACTTGCGTCGGGTTTCCCCGATGAACGTATAACTAATTATACCACAGATTTTGTAAAATAGAATACAGTTTTACTTTTCTTAATTTCCTGAAAGGTAAAACGCATCTCCCCTTGCACGACACACTCTCTTTACTTGTGCGTCATACTTAGGGAGAGCTCCGTCTGTAATAAGTCCCTTTGCAAAGTTCCACGCATCAATATACTTCACAAATTTGAAAACCTCATCATAAGTATTTGCTGCCACCAAAACATCATCACTACGTTGCAACTTCATCGTATGCCATGTAGTTGGATCGGTTCTTTTACAATAGTAAATGCACCAATTACCCTGTGAGTTTGATTTCATTTTTTCTTTTTTGACTGTTGTTGTTGGTTTCCCCACAGTTTAGGATTGACCCTGCCTTCCGTTTGTTTGAAACCGAGAAGACCTTCCCTATATCTATCCCAATAGTAATCAAAAATATCTGTTTTCTTATTACAGATTACAATATCGTATGAGTATTCATCTTCATTCGGTTGATACTTTACAATATATGCTGTATATGGTAAAGACTTATCTTCCGCTAAAGAAGGATCGCAATTTTCATGGAGAACTTTTACACTCAACTGCGACCTCCCCACTTGATCTGAGGGAATGCCTCTTCCACACACTGCTTGGTGATCTTCCAACGCTTGCCAAGCTTCTTGTCCTTCATCAGACACAGAACCTCTGCTTCGCCCTGGTGTAGACCCTCCAGCAGTTGAATGAAGAGGGTTTCGCGGCGGTTCTGGGAGATGTTAGCACCGCCTTTGAAGAAGAGATAGAGCTTACGATACTCATGGAGAAGTTTCGTATGCTCTGTATCTTCTGGTGCATCATTTTTTGTGTAAGGAACGTCACCTTCTGGCAGCATAGAAATAACACTCTCATCAAAGTTAGCAATCAGAATTTGCCTGAGTGCTGGAGTGTTTTGTTCTTGTAGAATTTTGATCTTTTCTGCTTTGGTTTTAGCGTTGCTTACTTTCTGTAGCACTTCATGTAGTAATAATTGCATAACCTAATTGATATCGTATGTGTATTTAGTCGTCGTAATCTTCGTCGTCTTCGTCATCGACAAAGCGAACTGATAGTAGTTCTTCGTTGATCCACTGACCGTCACCATCAAGCATTTCTGGATGAATGTTTTCCTCCTCTATTTTGCCGTACATAAACTCATGTAACTTTTCGTTTGCCGTCCATCCAGCAATCACTCCAACACACAGAAAGATAAACGAAACTGTTGCTGAAAAGTAAACGATTGTTGCTTGCGCCATTTGTTCAACTCCGAACTAGTCTTTTTCCTTGCCCCACCTAAATTCTAAGTTGAAGTAGACTTTTCTTCTTAGGAGGGTAAACACCTTATTGATGAGCACACCATGCTCTGGTTTCTGTTCTTCCTTCGGTTTAGCCCCCCTAAGCATGAGCTCCACACCTTTATTTATTTTCAATTCAGACATTTTTCTTTGCCGATACTAAACCTTTTTCTAGAAATAGTTTTGCGGTTTCTACAAGTCCTCCTACTGGTTCGCCATCAATAATAACATATGGATACCCAGTTACGTCTGGATACTTATGAAGAAATTCTTCTCTTGTCAGATCTTGTCCTACTGATATGAGTTGGTATTGTACGTTTGCACGAGAGAATAGTTCTTTTAGTTTGTCACAGTAGAAACATCCCTGTGTAGTGAAAGCAGTTATTTCCATAAAAAAGAGGGTCTTTTCAGACCCTCAGTATATCATGCTGGGTTCTTGATGTCAACCAAGAACATAGACTATTGATTTTTACTAACTGCGTATAAATTCAAAATCGGTTTAGTGTTAGATTGAACTTTGTCAAACAATCCAGAAGAAATAATTACACATATTACAGAAATTGAAACTACTGCGAAACAAGTGATTGAAATATATTCCTTTACTGAATATGTTTTCATGGATTGCAATCCCCCGTAGTAGTCCTCCAAGAAATCAAGAATAGATCAATAACATTTTCTCTACAAGATTTCTTGCTGGACTCAGGTGGGGCGTTAGTAATCACAGTTGGTGGAACAACTACAGGAGAAGCTCCACCACCAGGAGAAAAGAATGAAGGTGGGTTGTATTGTGTTTGTTGATACTGACGAGGGTAGTATTGGGCGTAAGACGCTGATGCAGTAAACGGCACAAGACTTAGAATGATAAAGAGGTTTTTCATAGTCAAAGGGTTTCTTCTTTTCTAGTGTAGCATGGTTGATGGAGCGTGTCAATAAAAAACCACCCCTTTGGAGGGGTGGGTTAACACATGTTATGAATAGGTCACAGAGCGTTACCTCTAGGCAGAACCTCTTCAGGGAACACAAAGTTCTCGTGAGGTTGATCTACTGGAGCCATCCAAGCACGGAGACCTTCATTCAGAAGGATATTCTTCGTGTAGAACGTTTCAAATTCTGGATCTTCTGCTGCACGAATTTCCTGTGAGACGAAATCGTATGCTCTAAGGTTAAGAGCCAGCCCAATAATTCCAATACTAGATGTCCACAGACCCATAACAGGTACAAACAACATAAAGAAATGGAGCCAACGCTTATTACTAAAAGCGATACCAAAAATTTGAGACCAGTACCTATTCGCTGTAACCATAGAATAGGTTTCTTCTTCTTGGGTGGGTTCAAAGGCTTTGAAAGTGTTTGACTGTTCGCCGTCTTCGTAGAGGGTGTTTTCAACCGTTGCACCATGAATAGCACAGAGTAGAGCACCTCCTAGTATACCAGCAACTCCCATCATATGGAAGGGGTTTAGCGTCCAGTTGTGGAAACCCTGAAGAAAGAGCAGGAACCTGAAGATTGCTGCCACACCAAACGATGGAGCAAAGAACCAACTGGATTGACCCAGAGGATACATCAGGAACACGCTGACGAACACAGCGATGGGACCAGAGAATGCGATTGCATTATAAGGACGGATACCTACCAGACGAGAGATCTCAAACTGGCGAAGAATAAATCCGATCAGACTAAAGGCCCCGTGGAGCGCCACAAAAGTCCAGAGTCCCCCAAGTTGGAACCATCTAACGATGTCCCCCTGAGCCTCAGGACCCCAGAGAAGAAGAAGAGAATGACCCATACTATCTGCTGGAGTACTAACTGCCGCAGTAAGAAAGTTTGCACCCTCAAGATAGGAGGATGCAAGGCCATGAGTGTACCAACTCGTAACGAAAGTTGTCCCAGTAAGCCAACCACCAAGAGCAAGATAAGCTGTGGGAAAAAGAAGAAGTCCAGACCAGCCAACAAAAACGAAACGATCTCTCTTAAGCCAGTCATCGAGTACATCAAACCATCCTCTTTGTGAAATAGGTTGTGAAAGCGTAGATGAAACCATAGTTTACTTTACCTTATCGTAGATTGTAGTGTCACCATAGTCGCGGTGAATTTTATATCCAACTACAGCACCCTTAGTATTCATGAGTGCTGGCATAAAAACAATTGTGAAGAATACTGCTGGGGCTCCAATAAACAATACAGCAACGATTACATAGTAAGTCAGCAGTTCAGCGATGTCGGGCATAATAAAACTTTACAATTGAGTGGAAAAGAAAAGGGGTCCGAAGACCCCTTAGCGATTTTATATGGTTTGGATCAACCGATGGAAGGTGCGGTGAGAGCAACAGGAGTGTTGCTAGCAGCAGCAAGATCCAGAGGGAAGTTGTGAGCGTTACGCTCGTGCATTACTTCCATACCCAGACCAGCACGGTTAAGTACGTCAGCCCAGGTGTTCAGAACACGACCTTCAGAAGATACGATGGACTGGTTGAAGTTGAAACCGTTGAGGTTGAACGCCATCGTAGATACGCCCAGGGCAGTAAACCAGATACCGACAACAGGCCAAGCAGCAAGGAAGAAGTGTAGCGAACGAGAGTTGTTGAACGACGCATATTGGAAGATCAGACGACCGAAGTAACCGTGAGCGGCTACGATGTTGTAGGTCTCTTCTTCCTGACCGAACTTATAACCATAGTTCTGACTTACATCTTCTGTCGTCTCACGTACAAGACTAGAGGTGACAAGAGATCCGTGCATAGCAGAGAAAAGAGAACCACCGAAGACACCAGCAACTCCCAGCATGTGGAAAGGATGCATGAGAATGTTGTGTTCTGCCTGGAAAACAAGCATGTAGTTGAAAGTGCCTGAAATCCCCAGAGGCATCGCATCAGAGAAGGATCCTTGACCGAAGGGATAGACCAGAAAAACTGCGCTAGCAGCAGCAACGGGTGCAGAGTAAGCGACACAAATCCAAGGACGCATACCCAGTCGGTAAGAGAGTTCCCATTCACGACCCATGTAAGCATAGATGCCAATCAGAAAGTGGAATACGATCAGTTGGAACGGACCACCATTATATAGCCACTCATCAAGAGAAGCAGCTTCCCAGATAGGATAGAAGTGAAGTCCAATAGCGTTACTAGAAGGAATAACAGCACCAGAGATGATGTTATTACCATACATCAGAGAACCAGCAACGGGTTCACGGATGCCGTCAATATCGACGGGAGGGGCAGCGACAAAAGCAACAATAAAGCAGATAGCAGCAGCGAGAAGTGTAGGGATCATAAGGGTCCCGAACCAACCAACATACAGACGGTTGTTGGTAGAAGTCACCCACTCGCAGAACTGTTCCCAAGTGTTGCTCCCACGCTGTTGAGCGACGGATGCAGTCATAGTTAGTAAGACAGTAAGGTTTACATGTAAGAAAACATTTGTTAAGGATTGTGAGGATCTCGTAACATTTGTT